AGTTCGACTCTGACGCCCGTGTCGTCTCTTCGACGAACCGGTTCCAATACCAGAACAGTTCGGGGAGCGAGAGATGCTCAGACTCGGAAATCGAGATCCCGCCGTGGTGAGCCAGCATGAACTGGATCTCCAGGATCTGCCCCAAGGCCGAGTACGAGGGAAGGAAGAAGTGTCCGACCCCCTCGGGGAAGTCATCACCCGCCCCCCCAAGGAAAAAAACTGGAGTCCCACGGGAGAGTGATCTTGAAGTCGTGGGCGCACTTGGCGCAAGTCACATCAACCATGCCGGTGTACCCGGAGTCCGTCTCCGAGACATAGGTCTGGAGAGCGTTGGAATCCTTCCCTACGAGGTTCTCGACCCACCTCTTCTTGTTGCGGATTCCGTCCTTATCCTCGAAGGTCTCCCCGTCTACCGAGACCACCATGTTCTCGATCCTCTGGAGATACGACGCACTTTCCAAAGGGGCCTTCGACTTCCCGAGACGGTGGGCCTTGAAGATCGCCCGTTCATCGGATCCTCGCAGGAGGCGCAGACCCACGGTCTCCTTAGACACCGGGAGAACGAGGGGGAAGGGCTCTGAGAAGTCTTCCGGCAGCATCCGGAGTTCCAGGTCCTTGAGGTTCACCGTGTGCTCGAAGGTCTCTCTGCATCCCCGGCAACGGAGGGAGAAGGGGTACTCTTCCCCATAGCTGACGATGCGGACACGGACCATCAGGAAGTACCAGTCCGTCGTGGTCAGCTCGTCCGGCTTGATGCCCCCGGAGAGACACCGTTCGAGCAGGAGATTCAAGCTGTCCTGAACTCTGCCCTGAGCACCGGCCATTCCGGCGAGGATCTTCTCCTCGGCCGCTCGGATCGGGTGGATGGTGACCTTCCCAGTGGAAAGGGTCGGGTGTTCTGGGTACGGAAGGCCCCGAGACGGTAGGTCTACCTCGAAGGCTTGTCTCTCGAAATTCATGGAGAGAACTCCTCTCGATACTCGGGCTGCTCGGGCCGGAATGAGATGATCGGAAGCAGGCTACTTGACCACCCCACTTGAGTCAATTGGGGGTTTGAAGCTGTGATTTTACTGCGGAAAGAGACCTCAGAATGCGGGGATCGCCCGGTCGAACTGGAGTGACATCGACACGGAGCGCTGGGCCTCCTGGTTCATCGCCAGACCGGAACCGGTGACTGACACTGGCCAGACACCTTCGAGGTCGTAGACTCGGACGCTCCCACCCGCTGGGTCGAACAGGAGAATCGCCGCCTGGCGCTTGTACGAGCTGGCCAGGCCGACGGCACCGGTCCTCGGGTCGTAGACCAGGTCCCTCCAGGCGAGCAGGATGGCCTCGACTGGGGCGTCCACATAGTCGTTGTAGGCGATGGTCCCCGGCCCGAAGGTGCCACGCCCGGCGACCTTGCGGTTCTCCCCCTGGAAGGGGACGGTGACGACGCCGCTCGTGGAGTTCGGAGTGAATCCAGAGGCGAGTGCCAGGTCCAGCGTCTCCGCACCCGGGAGGCCATAGAACTCGATGGCGAAGTTGTTGGCTCGCTGGGGTTCGAACCCACCAGACTGTGGGGCGATGTGGTGTGCGGACAGGATCACGGCCATTTCAAGTCTCCCTTATCTTACGGATCACACTGCTGAGCCGCTCGATGTCTTCTTCGTCCATTCCTACGTTCTTTGCCCACCGTCTCAGCTCATCACTGTCAAACAGGTCTTCCGCCGAGATCATCGACATCTCGGAGGGAGGGGTCCCCCCGGAGACGTTGGCGGAAGTTGTATCTTCGCTGAGAGATTTCATTTCCCCTACGTAACGGCCTTCTGGCCCTCGGGGGTCCCGGGGGCGTCCTGGACCTCATCCTCTTCGGCGAGCATGGTCCCAACACCTTCGACCTCTAGCATGTAAGTGTACCCCTGCCCGTGGAAGAACTTGTGACCGACGGTGGCGGGACCACCGGTCCGGCCGTCTGTTGGGGCGAAGGTCACCGGGACACCGATCTGATAGGAGCCGTCCTGCTCCTTGAGACTGACTTTCCGACGCCGAGCCTCATCCTTCTTCTTGTCATCGGAGTCGTCGTCATCCCCGCCCTTCATCTTCTTCTTGATGAAGTCGGGCATGTCGTCCTTGTCACCCTCCTCCTTGATCCGCTTGCGGGCCCTGATACGCCGACGGCGGGCTTCGTCCTTCTTGTCGTCGCCCTTCTTGTCGTCGCCCTTCTTGTCGTCGCCCTTCTTGTCGTCGCCCTTGTCGGAATCGTCGTCCGAGGAGTCATCGGAATCGTCATCCTTGTCGGAGTCGTCGTCCTCTTCCTCCTTGAGGTGGCGGTCGAGAATGGCTCGGGCACCCTTGCGCCAGCTCTCGATGGCGAAATCGTTCTCCGTACCGTCGGTCGGAGCGGACTTGACTCCGGCACCGGCCGCACCCGGCTCTTCATCCGCCGGGTCCTGCGGCACCGAGACCTTGAGGGGCTCGTCCTCGGCCTCCCCCTGCGGGGGATCACCACCGGCCCCAATGGTTGGATCGGGGCCTTCCATGCCGACGGTGAGGTCGTCAAGCATCTCCGCCGCGTCTCCGCCGGACTCGTCGTCCGAAACCTCGACATCGGTGTCTTCCCGGAGCCGCTGGAGCATCTCCTTGACGGCGTGCCTCGGGTGGTTCCCACGAGCGACTTTGAGCACGGTCTCTCGGATGATGTTTCTCAGATCGGTCATGGCTTGTTTCCTCTCAATTACAGTCCCACCGGAGGACAGTCTGTTGCGTTGACAGTCATCGCAGCAGGCTGTAACACCATCCATGTGCCGGGTGCGTTCGATGTACTTCCCGCAACCACCCGAACACTGGTTGTAGCCTCGCTGGTGACTTGACATCTCATCTCGGTCCTACGTTGACAGGATCTCTTCGAAGCTCGCCCCAGTCGGGGTGAGGATCAGGTCCACCTGAATGAACTCGGCGGCCTTGGTCGGGCGCAGGAAGACCTGGGCGGTGAGCTGCCCGGCATCGATCAGATCCGGTGTGTTGGTCGTCTCGTCGCAGACGACGCTGTACTCGTAGAGCCCACGACGATTCCTGACGGTCTCCAGGAACGGAGTGATGACACCCCTGAACTGTCGCCAGGTCGCCGGGTCGTTGGGCTCGAAGACGAAGGTCCTGACAGACGAGGCGATGACCTTGCGCAGGTAGAGGAGCATCCGACGGACGTTGATCCGGTCGAGGGCCGTTGGGACCCGCTGGAGCGTTCTCTGGCCCCAGACCACCACACCGGTATCGGCGAAGGTGGCAATCGGGTTGACCGAGTTGCCGTCCCCGTAGAGCAAGTCCAAGGTGCCTCGGTCCTTCTCATCGAGGGAATACTCGCCTCTGATGACCCCGGGAAGTCCACCACGCCGGGTACCCGCCGGGGCGATCCATACTTCGGTGTCGTTGTCCGTCTTGGCGAAGACAGAGGCGATATGGCCGGAGGGTGGGGTCCAGACGTTGACATCGTTCGACGAGTCGTAGACCTGGAGCCACGGCCAGAAGATCGCACCGTAGTTCGAAGTGTAGGGGGCGTGGTCGTTGTAGGGGCCGTCCCCATTGTGCCAGTCCACGACCTGCTGTGCAGTGAGCCCGAGGGGCGGGTCGAGAAGACCGAAGCAGTCACCCCTGGACTCACAGATGTCGAGGATCTCGGAGAGCACGGCGGCAGAGCTTATCCCTGGAACCGCAAGGACGTTGAGGTCGATCTCTGCACCGCTCGCGAAGAGCTGGAGGCCCGTCGGTGGGGAAGACGTTCCGACGTACTCGGTGTTCCCGACGTTGGCCAGGTCGTCATCGCCACCTACCAGTCGATGGGGGACGGCGGCCGTCGAGTTGTAGGGGAACCCATCATTGGCCGCAACGTCAGTGACGGTAATGTATCGGGAGACCTCGTTGATGGCACTGGCGACGTACTTCTTCCCACCCGACGCGGTCGCGGGGTCCATGACGAGATTGTCGAAGGTCTCGACCAAGGTCGTGACGTTGTATACCTTCACCCGGAAGGTGTTGGTGAGGGACCCATTCTCGACCACGATGCCGAGGCTGTCTCCCCAGGCTCCAGCGCCTATGGCGGAGAAGGTGATCGTCGTCGCCTCGGCGAAGAGGCCTCGACCGTAGATGTTGGTGTCGAGGGGGAACCCGATGTCGATCCCGCCGGAGATCGCGGGCTGCGTCTCGGAGTCGATACGGAACCCGGCGGTGAGTCCGAGGGTCGTGTGCTCGATCCTGACCCGGTCGTTGACGTTGGTCGCCACGAGAGGTCGGCCCACGAGGTCAGTGTTGAGGGCCGAGACGATCCCGTCCACATCGACGGCCGCTGAGAGATCCACGGGGGTAGTGACCACGGTCGGTGCCGTATCATCCAAGTCCGTTCGGACGAGGTCGGAGACGGTGATCTGGCTATTATCCGGGGTCCCGGTGTAGGTCCCAGCCGTGAGCCCGAGAGTCGCGTAGGCGCTCTCCGCGATGGGTAGGATCTGGAACCTCTGGGAAGGTCCAGCCGCCTGGCTGCGGATCTCTACCTGGTTGGTTCCGACGACGGTGCATTCCCCCCCTAGGGGCTGGAGAACCGTGTCGATCTCTCCGGCGATGGCCGCCTTGGTAGCGGATCCCCCAGGAGTCAGAATGATGACCGTCGGGACCTGGCCATCGACGGCGATGTAGAGCTGGTCATTGGTATCGACGATGATGTTCGAGGTGGCTGCTTGGTCGGTGCCCGTCGCCGTCGCCTTCTGTGCTACCTGGAAGAGGAAGGACCCCCCGTTGTCGCTGTCCTTGGTGGCCGCTACGGCGACCCCCTTCACGGCGATGGAAGAATCGACAGCGGCGCTTCCCACGACCCGGACGAACCAGAGCTGACGCCCTTGGCGGAGGAACTGCTGAGCCGCGAACATCGCCAGGTGGGATGAGCTGGGCTGGCCGAACGTAGCGACCAGGTCACCGACGTTGGAGATGAAGATCGCCTCATCGACCGGCCCCTTCGGAGCCGTGCCGACGATACCGAACGCGGTCGTCGAGAGGGCGAGAATGTACGGGCTGAGATCCAGCTCTCGGACTTGAACACCTGCGGAAACGAACACGGCCATCTTCGCTCTCCTCTAACTCAATGCCCCGAACCCCGGAGTGATGGAGCCCACCCTCGCGGGGGTGGTTTCGACGAACCCCGATCCTTCTTTGTCCGTTACGTCTTGGGACAGGCGAGAAGCATGAACTGTGATCGACGTTCGACTCGGCAAGGTGCGGGACTCCAAACCTGCTTTCCCTCTGAGCAGCAGCGGGAGACTCTGGGGGGTGCGGTTCGTGATCTTCGTTGCGTTCAAGGTGCAGTACCCTTCATTACCCTACCAGTGTTTTTTGGCAGTATGGTCCATAACCACCCCATATTTGCGGTCCTTCCTGACTTTCGACCCTGTCCTGTAGAGGTGGAATAGGAGTTGACAAACTTACCGGATGGTGATACGGTGTGCCCATCATGAGTCACACGACACTTCCAGTTCACAAGACCACCCCCAGCTCTCTCCGGCGATTACGCCATGAGACGAGACGCACTCTCGCTGAGTATCGAGAAGCTAGGCGAGCATTCATCTTGCTCGACCGATCTAAGAATTCCTACGGTCTTATGACCCGTAATGCCGATGAAGCCTTCAACCGTGTCTTGGAGGCCAGAACCTGGTGGGGGCACGCAGTGAACAGCCTTCGTTACGCTCTCACGGTGCGAGATGAGATAGCCACTGGGGTTCGAGACGGACTAGGGAGAAAGAAGGAGGAGAAAGCGTCATGACCCTACACGACCTCGCTACAGACCAGTCCTGGATGAAGACCCATCCAGACGGGTTCATGATCGTCGGTTCGAACGCCACGTGGGAGCAAGCCGAGTACGGTCCACGCGGCGGACTGAAGATCTCTCGCCTGGTTCCAAATGGGTCGAGGGTCAAGCAGATCTCCAGGTACGTCGATCCCGAGACCTTCGCCGTCCTGATCGAGCCTTACCACCCTGAGGAGGACTCTCATGAAGACAATCTCTGACGTAGGAACCGCGCTGCGAGAATTGAGTGAATTCGTGGCTGCCGCAGGTTCTGAAGGACACGCGCACTACCTGGAAGACAAAATGCGCAACGCGGTGCTGATAGCCATTGCGCAGGGGGAAGCGGATGATCCGAAGGGGTTGGCGCAAGCCGTGTTGGCCAGCGCAGAGATTGAATTCTCCAGGTGGTACGCATGACCAACCCCACCACAGCCCTGGTTCCCCACAGCACGGTCCGCGAGATCGTCGCCAAGAGGGATGAGGCCGTCGCCCTCTTCGAGGAGTACTTCGAAGCTGTCGGCCGAGCGCACGAGACCTTGGGAAAGGCCCAGGCCGCAGTGCTCGCCGCATGTGGCGGGACCCCCTTCGCCGCCCCCTACGTCTCCGAGGACAAGGCGACGGAGATCAAGTCGTACAACCGAGCGATCACGCCTCCGAACGTCGAGACCCTGAAGCGAGTCGCCCGGCGGCTGACGGACATCCAGGTCTGGGGATCCCTCATCGAGCGCACCGAGCTAGAGGTCCTGATGGACAAGACGGCCAAGGACGAACTCCGCTCCCAGTTGGAGTACGTCCCGGAAGAGACCGGGCCCGGGTCGGAGGAGATCATCAACCAGGCCGAGATCGACAAGCAGCTTCCTCCGATCAGTGAGGACTCGATCCTTGCGACCCTCGAAGTCTACCGAGAGTCCTGCGCTGAGATCTGGAAGCGGGGAATAGCAACCGCGTTCTCCGCCTTGGACCGCCGGTTCCGCTCGCATGATGGGTTCAAGATCGGCAACCGGATCATCCTGTCCCACGCCTTCAACGAGTGGGGCTCCTGGAGCTACAGCCGCCACCACCAGGACACCCTCTTGGACATCGAGAGGATCTTTCTGGTCCTTGACGGCAAGCTCCCCCAGGCGTCCTACGGAGGGATCATCGGGACGATCAAGGCCGACCGGGAGGGCTCCAAGCTGGAACAGTCTCTCCATGGCGGTCGCCTCTCGGGACCACGGCAGAGTACCCACGAGGGAGACTACTTCCGGGTCAACGTCTTCAAGAACGGGAACGCCCACCTCTGGTTCACCCGCAAGGATCTCGTCGAGAAGGTCAACAAGCTCCTGGAGGAGTACTACGGGGCCGGTCTCGGGTGGGGAGCCTCAGGGGAGGCGTACGACGACGAGCCGACCCCCGACCGGGTCTTCGAGACCGCCCTTGACCGCGCCCCGGCGAAGAACTTCGGTCTCTATCCGACCCCTGACGCTCTCGCCGAGAGGGTCATCGAGGCAGCGAGTCTGTGGAAGGCGGACGACACGGAACCGCTCTCCGTCCTGGAGCCCAGCGCTGGGACCGGACAACTGGCCGAGAGAGCCAACGCCCTGGGTCATCGGGTGACCGTAGTGGAGATCCAGCCGGAACTCGCCGCTCGCCTCGGGATGAACGGGTACGTCAAGACGCACACCCGAGACTTCCTCAAGATGACTCCCGAGCCCGTCTTCGACCGGGTCATCATGAACCCGCCCTTCGACCGGCAACGGGACCTGGACCACGTCCACCACGCTCTCCAGTTCGTGAAGCCCGGCGGCCGATTGGTGGCCATCATGGCAGCGGGGGTCGAGTACTCCGAGAGCAAGAAGGCCGTGGCGCTGCGCCGGGAGATCGAAGAGGGATTCATCGGAAGCCATCAGAGATGGGGTGGGAACCAGGTGTTCGCCGATCTCCCTGAGGGGAGCTTCCGAGAGTGTGGAACCAACGTCAACACGGTCCTCCTCTCAGTGGTGAGGAAAGGATGAGCACGTGGCCGCTGTTCGACGGTGAATGGATCTCGATCCGTCCGATGCTGAACAAGGACTTTGTCGCGGTCGATGAAAGATGTGAGATCTGCCTCCGACTCTCTTGTGGTAGAGCTTGGTTTTCAATCAAGCGGAAGATCTTCCGTTGTAGACGGTGCTTTACACCCAAGGCGTTAGGAGGGAAAGGAACGAGTTGACATCCTTAGCGGACTGTGATACGGTGTCCCTACACCAACCGGGAGACACCGAATGGCCAAGCCCAAGCTCAACGTCTACGACATCGTCACCGAACGGATTCTCGAACTCCTCGACGAGGGGACGGTCCCCTGGCGCAAGCCCTGGGTCACGGACGGCGGTCGCCACTACAGCCTGAGCACCGGCAAGGCGTACCGGGGAATCAACCGGTGGCTCCTCTCTGCCGCTGGCTACTCCTGCCCCTACTGGCTCACCTTCAACCAGGCCAAGAAGCTCGGCATCCACGTCCGCAAGGGCGAGAAGTCCACCCTCGTCGTCTTCTGGCGGTGGGTCGAGAAGAAGGGTGAAGAGGTCGATGACGGGACTGGCCAGGGAACGACGGCCACCACCGCTTCCAAGAGCTTCCCGGTCCTCAGGTACTACCGGGTGTTCAACGCGGAGCAGGTCGAGGTCCCCGACGAAGCGATCTCGAAGCTGATGAAGTCCAAGGCCATCCCCGCCTGGGGCATGGAGCAGGACAGAGAGAAGGACCTCTCCCCCATCGAGGCGGCTGACGCCATCATCGCTGGGATGCCCAACCGCCCCACGATCCGCTACGAGGGAGACCGGGCCTTCTACCGCCCCTCCACCGACACCGTCACGATCCCGGACATCAACCGATTCGACGCCCAGGAAGAACGCTACTCGACGACCTTCCACGAACTGACCCACGCCACCGGCCACGAGTCCCGGACCGGCCGCGTCAAGGACTGGACCCCCTTCGGCTCCCACGAGTACTCCCAGGAGGAACTGGTCGCCGAGATGGGCGC